GGTAAGTACATATTTACAAAGCATTTTAACTCCTTTTGAACGTTCACGAGCAAATATATAGAAAAAGCCAACCAGTTTCCCGATTGGCTAAATTCTTGAAAATTGCACTTTGCAAAAGCAAGACATAACTACCTATTTTTCAACGTAATAGATAAAATCTAAAATAATTATGACTTTCTGTATTCTCAATTTACAAATTAATACTTTCATAAAAAAGCCCCAAAACCGATATAACCGGAACGGGGCTTCATTGTCTTAATTAAACGGTCTCGCTTCACAGCGGTACACTATCTTTAGAAAGTGGCTGCGGAAAGTTCTTTAGATATACGTTCCACCGCTACCCGTATCTTATCATATTGTTTTTGTCCGGCTGCTGTCACACCGGAAGTATATTGTCTCATCAATGAAGCATTGATACCTGCCAACTCTGCAACCTTAGTAACATTCAGAAATGAAAAATAGTTGAAAAAAGACTGCATATCATATTTGTAGATAAACTCCAATTCCGGCATTTCCTTGCCTTCTTCTGCCTGCATCTCCTTTATTTCCTCATATGCTTTCATCATATCCTCTTTCGCGGCTTCCGCCGTATCTCCATACCCTGCCAAACCAAAGCCGGGTAAATCTTCCTCGACAAAGCATGAGTAATACCCATCGCTCGCCTTTTCCATGATTACAGTTACTTTCATATCTATTGATCTTAAAATAGGAGTACGGCACTATTACCGTACCCCATTGCCTCAACAAAAACAGTCTCTAACTATGAACAAAAAAGGTAGGGGGATTACTCCCCCAAAAGAACCTTTCTTGCTTTACGTTCCATTCCGGTAGGTACTTCTTGTTTGCCATGCCTTGACAGGGCAAATTTGTTTCCCGTTTTGGGACTATACCAAATATCATGGCTAGCTCCATGTCTGAGAACGTAACAACCTGCTGCGGTAAGTTCCGCAAAAAACTGATTGTACTTCATAATGTAAAAGACCGTTTTATTTAAGACGATACAAATATAGCGTTTTTGCTATAAATAACCAAATAAAAACATAACTATTTTGCTATATTTATGAAAAGTTATTTCCATACCCTTTTAATCAATCGTCAATACCCAATTTCGTGAAGCAGAAACTTACGACCGGAAGAAATACGACTTCTTACAGTTCCAACAGGAATGTTCAGGATTTCACTTATCTCATCATAAGAATACCCTTCTGCATAGTACATCACACTGTCAATACAGCGTGATCTCTGCGCACATCTGCCAATCGTCAATAATAGATCATTAAACAATACAGATTCGTAAGTACAATCAAGCGTTACATTTTCCTTTACAGAATCATACCCAGTGAAATGAATAAGAGAATTACGATTATAACGAGTGATGTAGGTATTCTGCATAACGGCAATACACCAAGGTTTCATAGGTTTAGAACAATCAAACTTATCTTGGTTCTGAAGTATCTTATACACTGTATCACCAGCTAAATCTTCAGCGTCCTGTGCAGAGGAGCAAAATCTTCTCGCAACACGGAATATCCAAGGATATATCTCTAATAAAGCCTGCTCAAAACTCATGATTTCCCCTCCCTATTACGTGTAGATTATTCCCATTTATACATCGCTCAACGTATTTTCGATGAACAATACTTTGCTCATACATTTCTTGAGCTGTACGTTCTATCGAATCAATAAGAGTATCTACCTCATTAGGGGAAGAGGTGATTAGGTTTTTCACTTCGGATAATTGTGCATTTATCCGATCACACTTGTTTTCTAATGTTTGCAGTTTTGGCAATAAATTACAGCATAAAAGCTGACTTATACAATATGTCCTGTTCTTTTTATTCATAAAAACGGTCGTTTGTGATTCTAAAAGGGAATTACTAACGACCGCATGAAAAATTCGCTTTAATTAAAAATTAATAGAATTGACATAAATATGTAAGATAGATTTCTATGTCCTCATTTTTCGGATTGATATATCAACCTCTACTTGGTGAACTATATTTGCATACACGGCAGCATTAATTACGCGGGAATCAATACTCATTTTAAAGAATGTCATTAGAAAAGCAATCTCTGCATCAAAAGAAGAACGAATTTGTTCAGGAGTAGCCTTACTTCCTTTATGTTCCTCACTGCGTCTCTCCTCATTCCGTTTTTGCTCAAAAATTGCAGAATGAAGTAAATAATCAAGCTTCGATATAACTTGCTCATCACTCATATCCCGGATATCTACATTTAGTTGGCCCAACACCTGACGAACATCATCATAAAAGCCTAGAGAAACAAGAGTCTGACATATACGAAGGCTCAATAGTTTGGCACGTTCCTTCACCATATCCTCTTTGTCCATAATCATAGCCTGCATACCTGAAGGATTAACAATGCTTCTGTATTCAATAATTAATTTAGATGCCATCTCTTTAAGCGTGCTTTCAGACACAGATCCGCGGTCCGAAAGCAAACAAGCATAGTTGCCGCATGAAAGCTCAATGAAATCATTCAATGTTATCTGATTTAATCTTTCAATCATAGCTATTTCAGTTTAGACAACTTATATAGTTCAAAATCACGGTTATACGCATCCTGACGCTGCATTTTAAGACTCTTCATCAAAAGGAGATTTGTTCTATCAACTCTTTTTTCTAATCGGGAATAATCATTGAAAACAATGGTGCCACCGGAAGAAGATGCAAAATATGTCGGTGAAAATGTAGGAAAGTCCCAATCCGGTATATCAAAATTAGAGATATCTACCCTATCAACATCAGGAAAGACTTGCGCACCTTTAGGAATATCAACTAAAGTTGGAGTATCAGGAGTAATCCATGCTTTTCCGGAATACATGATAACTTCATGTTTACCGGCATCACCAACCAAAGCAGCACCGCCGGGGTGCCTATCATTACCTTTAGTACCTTCTGCATAAGAATTGTTGCTACTTGCATAGCCCCCATCGCCCCGATAACAGCAGCCATTACGGCACCGGCAATCGGACCTAACTGGAAAGCTTCCATAATACCACGAGCTGTTGCAATTCCAGTTTCTGCAACTTGTACTCCCTTATGCCAAACAGCTTGTTTATGGGCAATCTCTTGCTTTTGTTTTTCCAACTCCTTATTCTTGGCTTCTGTCTGATCCTTTGCTGCCCGTTTACGCGCTTCCGCTTCCTCTTCGGATATAGCTCCAGACTCTGCCTGATTCTCAATTCGTTCAATATCCTCATCATACTTTTCCTCATTAGCTTCCCGCTCTTCTTCTATTTTCTGAATCTGACCATCATAAATAGAAGAGACTAAGTTTCCAATAGCCCCCACAGCTTGCGATGCTGTTTGCATCCATTTTTTCAGATTCCTAAGACGCTCTTTTTGAGCTTTTTCATCAGCTTTGGTTATTTGCTCGATAGCATCAATCTCCGCTTCTGCTTCTTGCCGAGAAAGATCTGCCTTTAATTTTTGTAACTGTTCTGCAATTCTAGCCCTATCTTCAGCACTCAAATTTTCATTTTGAAGTTCTAAATCCAATGCATCAATAGCCGCTTCAGTAGTTTTACGTACATAATCTAATTTTAACTGATACTCAAGTTCTGCATACTCTTGCTGGGTTATTTCCTTAGAAGCTAACTGTTTTTTAAGAGCAAGCGTATCCATAACATATGCAGCATCCCGGATTTCCTGCTCATGCGCTGCATTCTCTGCTATTAATTGCACCTGATCGGATGCATGTCTTTCGTAAAGTTCTTGTTTCTTTTTTGCATATTTGTCGTCAATGAGAAAAACATCTTCACCTGTTTTCTCTGCTGCATCAATTTCTGCTTCACGTTGCAATTCCAACTGGTGCAATTTCAAATCAAGTTCTTCCTGGGACCCCTTTTTTACAACAGCAAGAGCGTTCTCAACATCCTTCTTCTCACGATCAGAATTATACTTAATAGTAAACTCATCCAGCTTTTCCTGCATTTCCTTAGCTAAATTCTGACGTGTAGCAATTTCCTCTTTGCTATTACCCTTGACGGCAGCAATCTTCTTCGAGTAAGCAACACCAATTTTAGCAAGTTCTTTCTCCAGTCCCTCATCCATAAGAGCTAGTTCTGACTCCTGATAAGTTTCATGAATTTTCAGCTTCTCTTTGAGAGCTTTTTCCTGTTCACGTTTTTCTTTATCAGTAAGTACCTTTACTGAATTCCCCTTTGTACCACCATTCTCTTTCAAATCAATGGTATCAAGTTGTTCAATAAGAGATTCTGTTATTGATGAAATAGCCTTCTTACCTGCAGCAGCTTTAGTTGCAACATCGATCTCATCTTTAATGACATTATTTGTGCGTCTCCATGAGGTCAGAATTGTAAAGAATCCCCTGTCTTTCAATTCTCCTTCCAATTTCTTACGATTATCTATAGCTAATTGATAATCACTATTTTCATATTCCAAACGAGACTTCAATGTTTCAATATAATCTTCTTTAGCCTTTTTGGCCGCCTCATCAGCAGACATTCCTGAATTTATATATTCTTTATACAACCTCTGCATATTTCTAGTATTCTTCTCCAAAATATCAGATTTCATCATCTCTTTCTGTGCAAAGGCAACAGCCTTATTGTCTGCTTCATCTTGTAATTCAGAATACCCCTTCAGCTGTGTAGCAACATTCCTCAACCCTCTTGCCAGAAAATCAAGGACATCCTTCATTATACCCTTGGAATCATAGAAGGATAACATAAATGCTTCCCACGCAGAAGAAAGTCCCGCAATAGAACCTTTAACATTGTTACTCATGGTATCTGCCATATCTGCTAGTTCTTTATCCACGCCTGTAATTTGGTCCCTCAATGGAACAATTTTATCAGAAGCTGTAAGAAAAGCATTGAAAGCGGCGACACTCCGTTTATCTGTTAATTCTAAAGTTGTATTCAAATCTACACCTTGTTCTTTCAGTTTCTTTAAGCCAACAACCAACTCAGGCAATGTTTTTACAGGTTCTCCAAGTGCTTTAGCTAATTTGCCATTGCCATCAGCCAAATTCAACAAAATATTACGAGTGGCTGTTGCAGACATTGAAGCATCAAAACCTGCATCTGCAAGCTTTCCTAACAATGCCAAAGTATCTTCTATTTGGAAATTGAATGCCTTTGCAACCGGACCAACAATAGGCAAGGCGGTAGCTAAGTAAGAAAAAGATAAGGCACTCTTTGATGTAGCAACAGCCATAGCAGATACATAACGTTCTGTTTCTTTAGTGCTAGCATTAAACATTCTCAATGCAGCACCAGACAATGCGGCTGCATCCGAAAGTTCAGCTCCAGTTGCTTGTGCGAATCGTAATATGGCACCTGTCGAATCTAATATTTCACGACGTGTAAAACCTAATTTGGCTAATTCTATTTGTAGTTCAGTAGCTTGTGCAGCTGTATATTTCGTTGTTGCTCCTAATTGACGCGCATCAGTGGTTAATTCTTTGATATTGTCAGCCGTCGTACCTAAAATCGCTGCAAGTTTGCTATTAGCAAATTCAAATTCAACAATGGAACCAACACCTTCACGCAGTTGCGTAAACATCTTAACAATCCCTCCAACAACAGCTTGTGCACCAATATATCCAGCAGCCCATCCTTTCAATCCTGCACTAACTTGGCTTAGCCCAGGAGCCATCTCCGTTTTAAGCATCCTTCCTGCATTCCGGGCAATAATACCCATATTCTGCATGGACTTATTACCGTTCTGTATCTCCACCCATGCAGCCTTTACTTCTTCCCGATATGCACCGATAGTCATTTTCTGTTGACTATATCGATCGGAATTTCGCTTTATGTAATCGGTATTGATTCCGATTGTAGAATTAAGACGGGCAAGTGTACGAATATAATTCTCATCCGTATCTTTCAAAACATCAACAGCCTTTTGCAGCTGCTTATTCATTTCCTTTGCTTGTGAACGGCTATGTACTTCCTGATTAGTCAAGGTAATAGCAGTTCTGATAAGTTTTAAACGTTCTTCTTCAGATAAAACAGCTTTCTTACGAGTAGTATTACCGGCATTCTGCGCTTTTGTCAAGTTAGCTTCCGCTTTAGCAGCCTTTTCCAAGGACGCAGCATTATCCGAGTTTGCCTTGGTTAGTTTCTTCAGTTCAGCAGCAGATAATTTCTCTACATTTAGCTTTTCCTCTATCTTCTTACTGACAGTTTGAGTTATTTCAGACTGTTTTCTAAGAGCCTCGGTTAATTCAGCAGATGCAGAACCAGCCGTTTTTGCTTGAGTATTATAAAGATTACTCAACTTTTCAAGATCAGCAACGCCTTCTACATTTAGTTTCAAACCTTTTGCTAATTCTTTGGCCGCATTAACATAATCAGCCCTCACACGCTCAATAGTATTATCAAGCTCCACCAATTTCTGCAAATCGTTCTCATCAACGAAATCTTTTAATTTTAAATCTGCCATAATTACAGGTAATGTCTATATTCAACAATCTTTCCTTTTATCTCAACTCCTAGTTTATCAAAAGCATAGGTACCATCTTCTTTCTGATAAACGACATACATGCAACCATCCAAGACAGCTGCTTTCTTTGCAAGATCACTGATACGTTCCAGTTCACTCTGCATCTTTTTTATTTCGCAACTACAAGCCATTTTCTACCGATATCCACATTCTGAAAAGAAACGTTCCATCCAGGGACGGAGATACATAATATTAAAGTACTCTTTAGCTGTATCACCAATGCCTAAAATCTGCTCACCGTATTTCTTCTCAATAGAACTACCGTCCGTAAATCCTTTCGTTGAGAATCGAAGCCCGGAATCAATTCTATCGGCAGTTATGCTATCATAGAAAGTACCAGTAATAAAGAGGTTAGGTACCTCAACCGGACGCGGTGGCAAATAAAGTATCTCACTTCTAAGAGGTGGAGTTATCCTCTCCTTCCATCGTTTATATTGTTCCGCACGGTTCTGCCAGGGACCGGGCTCGTTAAAATAGGTGTCAGTATCATAATCAGGATTCAATAGATGTTCAGTACCGTCCAGACCGGAATATAATTGCTCCTGAATGCAATCAACGAGCACATTCTTATGTTCTTCCATACACCTAATACATTCCTCTTCAAACCCGGATGCAATGGAATGAATAACTCTATGTAATTCATCAAAATCTGCCATACAGTAAAAATATAACGGGCTGGGCTGTAATCACACCCCAGCCCGTCGGTTACTTAGTTATCGCATCGTACACTTCCGAGAGCTTCTTCTTACGGTCAGCTTCCTTCAGTTCCTGCCACACGACTTTAATGTGTGCATTAATAAACTCTTCCTTCGTCATGCCCTTCACAGCAGCTTCGACGAACGTAACATTATCTACCTTCATGACACCTGCTCAATACCTCTGATTCCTTTTTCATACAATACAGAAGGAGCTTTCAACGAAGGAACCGCCCCGGCTTTAGGAACAATGGTAATGATACCATCCGAATATGTAGCAGAAGTTACGTTATTCATAACTTCAGCAGCACCATCAGCAATAAGACTGCCAAATTCTTCTGTACGGTCATAACCACCAACAACTTCAACTATTTTGTAAGTATTTTCGGCCTCCAACTTTTGAAACACAACATCAACCAAGCCTTTAACGAAATTCTTGGGATTGAAGTCTAACTGTACGTAGTCAAAGTGCAATTGGCTGTCTTCCACATCTTCATGTGAAAAACTAACAGTCATCGCAGACTTAGCACTACTGGTCGGGTACTGTGTCACGGTCGGGTAAACAGTAGACATCGGAATACCGGCAAGGATATCAGTGTCATCATTATAACCGATCAACATATTATCCTGATTCCAAAAGTAAACGTCCCATCCTTTATTGGCACATTTCAGAAGCTGGGC